GACTGTCTCAATGACATTCACCTGTGTAACAACACCTACATTGGCATAACGGAAGGAAATCGGGAGCATGAAACTAGCAATCACAATTGAATTCGCTACTGGGGAGAGCGCAACTTATACCGCGCTCCCACCAGAGTGGATGAAATGGGAACAGAAAACCGGAAACACAATTCAGCAAGTATCTGAGAAATTGGGCATTGCTGATCTGATGTTTTTGGCGTATCACGCAATGAAGCGCGAGGCAGCCGGAAAAACTGTCAAGCCATTTGAAGTGTGGTGTGAGACTGTGACTGACATAAACATGGGAGAAACCGAAAACCCAAAAGCTACGAGCCGGGAACCTTAAACCGGATCATTTGGGAACTGGCTATCGATACGGGATTGTCACGATCAGAGTTTCAGACCGCTGAGGACATTTTAACCGCTTTCGAGATACTGAGGATCAGAAATGGCAACTGAGTCAATCACTTACGACAAGAGTGATTTGCGCGGAATCATCAAAGCTTTCAAAGCCATGGATGATGCAGCTGTCGAACAAGCCAAAGGCGTTTCGAATGGGTTGGCCACTTATGTGCAATCAAAAATCAAAAGCGCGGCAGGCAATCGCCCAAATCAGGCGGCCAGTCGCGTTGCTGATGGATCGCGTGTAAGTAAATCCTCAAAAATTGGTGAAATCAGTTTTGGCTTTGTTTCTCAAAAGTTTTCGGGTGGTGGTACAACTCAACAGCTTTGGGGCGGTTATGAATTTGGATCAAATAAATTCAAACAATTCCCGGTGTGGTCAGGTCGTGAAGGTCGCGGTTCCAGAGGATACTTTATCTATCCAACATTAAGAGCTGAACAACCTCAGATTGTTGCTCAATGGGAAGCTGCATTTTCTAAGATTTTGAAGGAGTGGTGATGGCCGGACAATCAAGAACGCTTAAGCTTTCGATTCTGGCCGATGTAGATCAGCTCAAAAGAAGTCTCAACACCGGATCGGGTGAGGTCGATGGATTTGCTGGCAAGCTTGGTGGATTCGCTAAGAAAGCCGGTGCAGCTTTTGCCGTAGCTGGAGCAGCCGCCGCCGCTTATGCAGGTACATTGCTGGTCGATGGTGTGAAATCTGCCATTGAGGATGAAGCCGCTCAAGCCAAATTAGCAACCACATTGGAAAATGTTACAGGTGCCACCAATGCTCAAATTAAAGCGACTGAGGATTACATAACTCAGACAGCTTTAGCCAATGGAATCACGGACGATGTTTTGAGGCCATCGCTAGATCGACTCGTGAGAAGCACAAAAGATGTCACCAAAGCTCAAGAATTACAGCAATTGGCACTCGACATTTCAGCTGGTACCGGAAAAGATTTGGCTGCCGTTTCGGAAGCCTTGGGAAAGGCCTTTGATGGCAATCTAGGAGCACTCAAGCGTTTAGGTGTCGGCATCGATGACAGCATCATCAAATCAAAAGATTTTGATGCCGCAGCTGCCGCGCTTTCAAAAACTTTTGAAGGTCAAGCATCAAAGCAAGCTGAGACATTTCAAGGCAAAATGGCGCGGCTGACTGTCGCATTTGATGAAGCAAAAGAAACTGTCGGATCGTATGTGCTGGATGCGCTCACACCATTAATCAGCAATTTTGTGGACAAAGGCATTCCAGCCATTCAGGATTTTGCAAAGAATTTGGGCGAGACATTGGGGCCAGCATTTGGCGAGATTTTCAAAACTGTCAAAGAGGATTTGCTGCCGGTTTTGGTTTCATGGTGGAAATTTCTTTATGAAGAAGTCATCCCAGCAATTGGGGCAATTGTCGGGCCAATTCTTGAAGGTTTGAAATCGGCATTTGATAAGATCAAAAAAGCAATCACAGACAATTCAGCGGAATTGCAGCCATTTTATGATGCGCTCGCAAAAGTATGGGAATTTGTCAAAAAGTATTTGGTGCCACTTTTGGCCGGTCAATTCAAAACATCTTTAGAAGCTATCGGCACAATTGTTGCCGGGCTGGTCACAGGCTTTTCAAAACTGGTTGGATTCATTTCAAACACAATTAACAAAATGAAAGAGTTTGTGAATTTCATCAAGGATAACCCGGTCACGCGCTTTTTCTTTGGCGATTCTGGTGACAAGTCGCTCAAAGCTGGTGTGGGTTTTGACATGGGTGACACAGGCTCAACTGGTGGAGGATTCGATACCGGGGGAGGATTCACACCATCATCCAGCTCACCGACATTTACCGGAACAGCTTTAACCAATTATTCACCAGCCATGCAAGCTGCCATTTTAAGGCGTGAGGAATTAAAGGCTGAAACCGAACGATTGAGACAAGCACGCGAGACAGCCGCAGCTGCACGATTAGCGGCCACCGGTGGCCTTTCAACGGCTGAGCGGATCACTATCAATGTCAGCGGTGCAATTGATCCAGAAGGCACGGCACGCACAATCGTGGACACACTGAACAATTCTTATTATCGCGGCACAGGTGGTGCTGGCAATTTGGTCACGCCATGACCATTTTCAATCCTGTTTGGCGCGTGACCATTGGTGGTGTGCAATACCAAACCGCCATTTTGGCCAATCTGACAATCACCAGCGGTCGCACAAACATTTATGAGCAAGCACAGGCAGGATACACAAATCTCGAAATCATAAACCTCGATCAATCCAATGTGCCAATTGGCATCAACGATTCGCTGACAATCGAGCTGCAAGATTCAACAGCAACATTTGTGCCAATCTTTGGCGGCTCGGTGGTTGAGGTAGCAATTTCGGTTGCTGAGGTTGGCAATGTTGATTATTCACAGCGCATCAAAATCATTGCATTGGGTGCATTGGCTAGATTGCCAAAGGCATTGACCGATGGTGTGCTGTCACAAGATTTTGATGGCGATCAAATTTATGACATTTTGAGTGGCATTTTGTTTGATTCATGGCAGGAAGTGCCGGCAGCTTTAACATGGGCTACATACGATCCAACGACTCAATGGTTTGATGCTCAAAATTCTGGATTGGGTGAAATTGATCGCCCAGGCAATTATGAGCTGGCAGCCCGATCAAGCAGCCGCACAGATGTTTATTCATTGGTCTCAGCTTTGGCCACATCAGGATTGGGATACCTTTTTGAATCCGGCACGGGCCAAATCGGCTATGCAGACAGCACGCACCGCACGACTTATTTGGGCACATACGGCTATGTCGATCTCACAGCAAATCATGCAATTGCACCGGGTTTGAGCATCCAACAGCGTGCAGGTGATGTTCGAAATTCGATCACAATCAAGTATGGCGCGACATCATCATCAGAGGAATCTGCCAGCGATCCAGCATCAATTGCTTTGTTCGGACAATTGGCTCAAATCATCACCACGACATTGCAGAACAGTACCGATGCAGAAAATCAAGCCGATTTTTATCTCAGCTTGAGAGCTTATCCAAAATACAATTTCAACAACATAACATTTGAGCTGACCAATCCAGAGTTGGATGATTCAGACCGCGATGCCTTGATTGGCGTTTTCATGGGTATGCCGGTGAACATTTCCGATTTGCCGCTGAACATGGATTCTGGAGAATTCTTGGGTTTTGTTGAAGGCTGGACATTTTCTGCCCGATACAATGAGGTCAGCATTTCAATGGTGATGTCACCAATCAGCTATTCATTGCAAGCCATGCAATGGGAGGATGTGCCAGTCACCGAGCAATGGAACACAGTCAATCCAACTTTGGATTGGATCAATGCCACGATTGTGGCGTAAGGAGAAAAAATGAGCAATCCAACAAGCAATTTTGGATGGCAAATGCCGACCAACACCGATTTGGTCGCACAGCTGCCAGCCGATTTTGAAGTATTTGGTCAGGCGGTTGATACATCGTTGGCCGATCTAAGAGGCGGCACAAGTGGCCAAGTACTAGCAAAAAACACAAACGCCGACATGGATTTTGTTTGGGTTGCACAGGATGATTCCAACGCGATCCAAAACTCAATCATCGATGCAAAAGGTGACATCATTGGTGCAAGCGCAGACAACACACCAGCTCGCTTGCCGGTCGGCTCAAACGGCCATGTGCTCACAGCTGATTCATCACAGACTTTGGGCATCAAATGGGCAGCCGTTTCAGCACCAGCTGCCGGATTGACTTTCATTGCAAGCGCAACGCCAAGCGCAGCGGCAACAGTCACATTTGACA